GGTTCACTATATGCGGCATCTTGTTGATATACAACTGTATTTGTTGTTGTAATATTAAGGGCACTAGAACCATGATCACCTACGTCACCATCACGACGTGTGTTAGTGAACGTCCCGATACTCAAATCCAGTGATTGTAGAGTCTTACCAAGAGAACCAAGTACTGATTCACTATAAGTTCCTGAAGCAGTTTCTAACTCTAACCCCGCAAGATATGCGAGGTAGTTATATTCATTATCTACGCCAGTAGTTATTATCTCCTGAACATTAGGTTCACCTACGGTTTTTTGTTTTAATGGTGTTTTAGGCATAAACTAATCCTAGTTCAACTGTGAACCTGATGCGTCAAAAACTAATGGAATCGCCGCCTTTAACTCATTTATCGCATCTGCAACAGTTGTCGCGGTAGTGGTCAATGCCTGACTAGGTTCAACAAAAGCATTAAGATTAGACTCAATGCCATCTAACTTTGCTTTTAAAGTGTTTGTAAAGTCATTTTGGGTTTGAGACGCAACTACGAAATCAATATCTCCAGTACCATCTTGATAAGTTACTGTAATTCCAGTTTCAGTACCACCTAACATTCCACCAACTATGTCTTGTACTTGTTCGTTAGATAATTGAGTATTATTATCCGTTGATGATATTGTTATTGTACTTGGGTCTGTTTGTGTAACGGTTGTTGCACCACCACTCGCAAATTTTACATTATCTGTTGCTGTTGCCGTTGGACCAGAACCACCTAATCTAAGTTGAGCACCACCAGATACTGATACCGCTGAAACATCGTATGTATTTTGCGTATTAGTGTCTGTATCTGTATCCCAAGGCACGTTAACATACATCTGACCACTTGATAATTCAACAGGATAATTTTTACCGTTTTCAGAATATCCAATTTTAACAAGACCTAGTGTATTGTTTGTTGCAGTTGTATATTCTGTATTAGTATCTGTAGAACTAATTTCTCCACCTGAAATAGTTATATTAGTTCCTGCTGATATTTGACTTAGTGTTACATCTGCACCATTCGCGATACCACTTAACTTAGTTGTTGCAGCAGATACCTCTGTATGATTTTCATTTATTGCGGCAACGATATTATTCTGTGCAACTGTATTTAAATTTGACAGTGTACCTATTATGGTATTGTTTGCTGATGCACCGCTCGAATTAATTTGATTTATGTCACCTTGTAGTTCATTAATTGCTGCAACTAAATTACCATCATTCGTTATATCACTACTTAAACTACTAAGTGTACCTATAGCAGTAGTGTTTGTGGATACAGCAGTTGTATCAATACCATCTAACTTAGTATGGTCAGCATCTGTAAATACATTTGAATTGGTTGCTGCTTCTACTAATGTTCTAATTTCTGCAGCAGTTTGGTCTGCGGTTGCTCCGGTTGCAATACCATCAAGTTTAGTACCATCTACAGAAACATCTCTTCCGTCCACAGTACCTGCTATAATTATGTTTCCACCCATAGTGACATTCGCACCATCTAAAGTTATTGCAGTAGCAGTACCACCCTTTATTACAGCATCAGTATCTAGATTTACTATTCCTGTAATGTCAATGCCATCGCTGGTCGTCGAAAGTTTTGCACTATTATCATAAAATAAATTTGAAGAACCATCGGCATTAAATGTTGCCATTATTTCGGTTCCAGCAAGATTTCTTATCTTAACCACTTGCCCTTGGATTGATGAAACGCTTCCGCTTGCTATGTGTTGTAATATGAAATCGTCATCATTACCTAGTTTTATTTGTGCGGCATCTGGCATATCCAAGTGTGTAGATAACTCTAGTTGACCCGTAATTGATGCACCACCGCTCGTAGTTTCAAACTTCTTAACATCATTATGATACAAATCGACAGAACCATTGGCATTAAACACTGCCATCTCTTCAGTACCTGTAACAGTTTCGATGGTTACCTGACCATCTGACCTTATATCCGTATTACCTGTGTTGTTGATTAATCGTGCATGAGAACCAGTGTGATGGATTGTTAAATCTGCACCTGTACCTAGTTTGATTTGTTCTCCGTCAACAAGAGTTAGGTCTCCTGTCAAAGAAACTACTGGTGCGGCAAGAGATATACCACTCGCATGAGTAGTTGTTATATCGAATGCACTTGAACCCGCACTAATACCTTTCGCGGAGGCATCAAAGACACCTTCTATTTCATTGATTGCCCCAACCAAATCGTTTGCAGATGTAGTTAAGTCTGTTGCAACTAAGTTATTTGAGGTTCCTCTTATTCCAACTTCTAATTCATTTATTGCTCCTACTACATCTGAATCTTGTGATGTATTAAGTTCTCCTGTCGCTCCTAAGTCAATAGAGACAGTATTAAATTTAGTCACCAAATCCGAGAAGGTATTGGTAATAACAAGTTTCGGTTTATTTGCTGCTGTGGTCATTATAGTTTCTCTATTATAGTGTTTAAGAGTTGTTTCATCTCAGAGACATCTGTCTTGAGTTGTTCGAACTCGTTTTCCTTTTGTTTTCTTAGTTTTTTTCTTTCGCGTGCTTGTCTTATTTCTTCTTTATTTATATTAATAACGCTACCTGTTTGTTTATCTCTTGCAAGACCAACACCATTTTCTACCATTATTAAACGTGAACTCATTAAACTGCCAATGCTATAGACCTAAAGTCTTTTATTATTGGTACAGAAGAAGAGTTTGTACCCAAGAAAACAATCTTATATTGATATGAAGTAAAGTCATCAAGTGTACCACCAACTCCTCCTATGAGATAACGATACTCCCTAAAGTTTGAAGTATCCGGAGCAACATCTATTTCTTTTGTTGCAAGAGTCCAGTCTTTATCTAATATATCATCTCCGTCATTTGAAGTTCTGAAGTATAACTCGAAATCTGATTCACTAGGTCTAAGAGCAGCAAGAATAACCTTTAATCCAACTGCTGGTTCTTCAAGAGAAGATACTGCAGTGTGATGCTTAGCAAGAGCAGAACCACCAAATCCGTTTGTTTCTGCAACATAATTTATTGGAACATTAAATCCAGCAGTTACACTTGATGCTTGCTTATCAATAAGATTAGATATAGTTGTTATAGATGTTCTTTGTGTATCTAATATAGGGGATACGTCCGCAGAAGATGTAGATAAACTCATATTGAAAGTTGTAGAGCGAACTAGACTTCCCGCAGCACCGATTGAAGCAAGTTCATTTACTCTGTTCGCAATTATTTTAGGAACAGTAAAGAAGTTTTCTTCACCGATACTGATTCCTGTAACTTGTGCTTTACCATATGGAGTTTCTGAACCTGCTAGTGATTTTCCGTTAGTAAACTGAGAAGTAAAAGAAATAGTAGTACTATCTGGAATAAGAGAACTAAAGTTTGGAACTACACCATCAACTTGTGTTTGTTTAGGGAACTTAACTGATGCTCCACCAAATCTACCTGTTGTATCAGCATTACTTCCTGCCTCAAACTGGAATCCAAATCCATCTGCTGCTGTTATGGTTCTATCACCATTAATATTTGCAGCAGTTATACCATTATTGTCACTTCCTGTTAATCCTGCAATCGTAACAACATCACCTAATCTATATCCATGTTTAGGTGCAAGTACACTTATTGTAGCATCACCACTTACAGAGTAAAGGGGATTACTACTAAGTAACATATTCGGTGTATCTGTATTTTCAAATACCGCAGTACCACCTGCCGTATCAAAAACAGCATTATGCATTTTAAACATTAAGTCTTTAGTTTGGTCAGGAGACCAAGTTGAACCATTTTGTGATTTAAACAATGAACCCATAGAAGGTTGACTACTAATTTTTGCTTCAGTAGAACCAAGTTCAAAAGCATAAGTTTCTGCAACATATGCTTCATAGTTTGTTGAATCAGCAAGAAGAACAATCGCATATTCAGTATTAGGGTTCAAGAAGATTGGTTCATCAAACTCAAAGGTTGTCGGTGCAGCAAGTACTGCTGTTGCAGTTTGTTCTGATGGTAACACAACACTTCCAGCATTTACAAACTTAATTGCGTTTCCAAGAATTTCTGATGATGACGGAACACCGTTTACCATAGGTCTTATTTGTAATTGAATAGGAACAGAAGCATCTTTCGTTTTAAAGTAACAATCTACTTTAGTTACGAACATACCATTTTCTTTTGTTACACGGAATGATTGTGCAAGAGGGTCTATCTGAGTTCTTATAGGTCTTGGTGGTCGAGTCGCAACCATAGTTTGTACACGAGTAGAAAGTGTTCCGGAAGCAACATAAATAAATGACGCGGTGCTTGTAGCAACATCATTATCGTTCGAAGATATATCAAGGAGTTTAAACTCACGTTCCCCTGTTCTAAACCTTACACCTGTATCTGTCGCATCTTCGTCTTCGGGAATAGCATTACAAGGAATAAAGAAAGAACCTTGAACTGTTCCGTTTGCATCTGATTCTAAATTTGATTTAGTTTGCGGATGCTCTGTTGAGTTTCTAAATTCATCTCCATACTCAACTCCACCTGCAGTTGAATCAGAGAAGTTTTGGAAAGTTTCTGACTTTACGAAGTTATCTACAGCAACTCCATCAAAGAATGGATAGAACCTTGTATTTGGTCTCAGTCCTTCTGCTTTGAAGAATACTTTACGAGGTCTTATGAAAGGTAAGAATGTTAATGACACTTCTCTTTCGTCTACAACCTCACGTATAGTTCTATTACCTACAACAATTCTTCCTGTGAATTCATCTACGCCTCTTCTCACTTGATTAGAAGCAGGAGTTCCTGTTGGTATTTGTTGCGGGGGTCTTGACGTAACGCCATTCCAGTTCCACATTTGGTCACCATTCCAACCATTAAAGAAGTTTTGTGTTATCTCACCCCAACCTGCCATTGGAACGAAGTTATTAGTAGACCAATCAAAAGATGCGCCAGCAAACCCAACCGCGTCAGTTTGTTCTATAATATTAGCAGGATTAAATGTTATGTCTTGCCATTCATCTGAGGCAGGAGACATTGTTATACTACCTGTTCCTGTTATTACTGCGAACGGATTTACATTTTCTGTACCTGTAACTTTCGTTTGTTTTATGGCAGAGTCATGACTGTAGTTGATATATACAATATCACCTTTCAGTACAGTATTATTTGACTTGTCTGAATCATATCTTAATGTATAGTTATCTGTTACTTGTTGTGGTTGTAATGTTCCAAGTGATGGGTCAATCGCCGCACGATTTTCTATATTTTGTGTATCTGTAAAAGCACGATTTCTAAAGTTATCTACAAAGAAACCTGACTTAGTACGAACTGCTCCAGAACCATCTAGTACAAGTAACGAACTAGTATCAACCTCTAGTAGTGATAATGAAGTAACCTCTTCAAGTTTGTCGATACGTTTCTCTAACTTAGAGATATCCTTCATAGTAAATCTTTTTGCTTCCACGGGTCTTATAACTAAATCTTTTTCATTTAAACCATAAGCATTATGTTCTATCTCAAACAAAGGAAGAGTATTTTCTGGTGTTGGAGGAACTGATGGTGAAAGAGCAGGAGTACCTGTGATATTCTTAATAATACCATCTTCGGTTACAACTATTTTATCTGAACGTTTTAGATAGTTTGTTACATCTCCACTAAAGAAATTACCACTTTTTGGAAGTTCGTTAATAACAGCATCTCTACCGCCATTACTAAATGCTCCTGCAGAGTCTACTGAAGAACGGAAGTCAATAACGTCTCTTAAGTTTATAGTACTTCTTGAGTTTTCTTTAAGGTTCGGTATTTTCTCATAAGTAATTTCACCAGTATAAGAATCAGGGGAGAAGAAGTCTCCTGCCTGATGTTCAAAGTGTTTATATTTTACGTGAAGAGTTCCTGTTGGGTCAGAAGCACCTGCATCTAATACGAGTCTTCCGTTTGCGTAATGACTTGCTCTTTGACCATTATCAACAGTAAACAAATATGATAAGTCTACTCCATTAGTGTTAGTCTGTTTTATTTCTGATACTGATACAATATCTACGTTATGTAAGTCAACATATTTTACTCCAGTTCTACTATCTGTTAATAGACCTTGTGCTAAATCTACTAATAAAGTTTTCTCATTTAGTTGCTTAGGACGTACTATTGGAGTTGCTTTATTAACCTTTGCTAATACTGTTACTGCTCTACCACTAGCAAGAGAAGTATTGATTGTAGCAGAAGTAAAAGGAGAAGTTATTGTAAACGTTGATGACGCAACATCTCCTGTTAAATCATCTGTTACTATCCATTGGTCTGAGTTTACGAAAGTTTCACCTTTATCCGAATTTAATCCAGATATTGTAAAGTCACCATTAGTGCCTGTTGTAGCAGCAATCACCCTTTGTACTTCGAATGAAGGACTCGCTATAGTTTTAATACGTGGATGTGAAGTAGAGTAAACAAGTGTTTGATTAGCAGGTTCTTTTAAAACTGCTTTAGTGTTTTCTAATACGACGTTAGCAAATCTTATTGTTGATAAACCAATACTTTTTACGTCACCAATGCTTTTGCCTGATGTCATTTTAATATCAAATAAATAAACGTTAAAATTGCTTCCTTCTTTCTCTACATACCTAACTCTTGCAGTACCTAATGTTAAGGTTGTACCATCTGTATATCCTGCTTTGTCTCTTAGGTTGATCACCTCAAATGAATCTATACCAAACTTACCTTCAAAGGTATCACATACAAAGAATGAACCATATGAAACTGGAGCAATATCATTATCTTTTACGATAGTTGTTTGTGATTTTGCTATAGTGAGGTCAGTTGGTTTTTCTGTTGATGCTCTATATCCATTTACATAAGCAATTCCTGGAGAAACATTAACATTAACATTAACCCCAGCATCAGATACAGTTGACTTAAATCTTTTTGCTATATAGTTACCTGACTCTTCTTTCGTTCTTTCTGCAAGAAGGTCATTTATTTTATTATAATCATCTTTACCATCTACTTGATCAACAATTTTACCTTCAAATACATCACAATAATAAACGAAGTTTTCGGACGAAGCAACTAAATCTTCTGTTGTTAAAACAAGTTGTATACGATACCTATCTGCTCCGGGCGACGTGGTGTTTGGTGTTGCCCCTTGATTATCGAATAACGCATTATTATCTGTTGAAGTAACAATATCTTCTGTTACTTTAAAACCGATAACTTTACTTGGATTGTTTGAATATTTGGAAAGTATAAGTCCTTGTGGTTTTACGAATACGAAATGACCTCTTACAAAGAAATCTCCTGCTGCATTATTTATTTTACAACCACGACCTGTTACAGGTTGTTGTGCTATTTTAGCAGTTGTTAACGTTATGTCTCCGCTAGTGATGCTTACATTTTCACCGAAACGAACTGGAGTTGTTCCTACCGCACCATCTTTTGTATATGTGTATTGAATATAAAGAGTGTCTGGGTCTGAACCTGTTGCTTCAACAACCTCAAGAACACGTGCCTTTGCACCATTTGCCTGAGTAAACTCTAATCCTACAAGACTTGAACTTGTTATTCCACTAAGAGCATTGGCAGCAAGTTTAACAAACTCATATTCATTATTAATACTTGGTCCACCAGGATTTACGGCAGAACCTTCTTTAAATATATTACGACCAAACCTTGCAATCTCCTCTTGGATGATTGTTTGCATCTGGGTAAGTTCTCTTGCCTGTAATGCACGTCCACTATTAAATAGTATACGATGATAGTTGTCACTATCAAGGAAATCGTCTTTATATGTTGACGAAAAGACATTTGAGGTAAATGTATTTGGCATTATTCTATTATCCTAAAGTTGTATGACTATTTTAATATCTTCTGTTTGGTCTGCTGAACGAGTTACTGCCGCTCTATTATCTATATATAGTACGTCCCCAGTTGAGGTATCTACTTCTGCTGCAGTTATATGAGAACTACTAGCAATTACTCCTGAACCACCTTCACTTCCTAAGACTGTATTACCTGCACCAAAAGTTCCATACCCTGTAGTGTCATTTTGATGGAATGTTAGTGTATTTCCATCTGTAGATACAGCATCTACAACTGCCTTTGCACCTGTAGTTTGGTCTGTTATAGTTGAATCAACAGAAAATGATGCAGTCTTAGATGCTAATACTAATTTTCTTAAAGCAAGACCTGTTGAAGCAGTAAAGAGTGTACTACCATTTGATGTTATGTTTTTAATTAACCCTACTTGACGGAAGTCGTTTCCTATAATAAAGTCTCCACTACCATCTGCTCCATCTGGTTTTACTACAAACATAATAGAACTTGAACGTAAATCAACCCTTGGGTCTTTTCCGAAACCACCATTCGATGCAAATACAGGTCTAATGACCGCAGCAGTCGTTGGCGAACCTCCACTTAAACTTACAGTAGCATTAGTATATCCTGTACCTAAGTTTGAAGCAGTTCCTATACTCGTAACTTCCACTTTAGAAACTTGACCGCCACTTATAAATGCTGTTGCTGCAGCACCTGAACCATCGCCTGATATAGTAACTGTAGGTATACTTGAGTATCCTGAACCTTTTTGTAGGTTTCCATTCGCGTCTGGAACGAACTCATATCCGACTATTTGACCATCTATCGCAGCATCTTGTACTGCCTTTTGTTCTATTTCTGTAGCACCTGTACCTGAACCAGTAATTACTTTTACAGAAAGGAAGTTAGCAGAAGTAAATTTAGTTGCTACTGCTGCAGATATAGTATATAAAAACTTCCAAGCATAGTCATCTGCTGTTACAAAAGTTGCGGCAGGAGAAGCAGTATTTCCAGTAGGTTGAGATGTTGAAGGTAGAATATCACCATCATTATTTTTAGCACTTCTTACGCAAAGATATACTCCGTTTTGATCATTCATAACATAATAAGGTTGTGAGGGATATCCTACTTGGGCATCATTATATGAAGAATATTTTGTGCCTGAACTCCAGTTATTTCTAGGGATAACGAATGATGCGTCTGTATCTGCTACCTTTTTAATAGACTGAAGCGCATTTCTAAATAACCTTTCTTCATAATCTGAGTTTTGAGCAGCAACAAATGTGTCTGTTGAGTTCCATTCTTCTGACCTACCTATACCAATATAGTAATGATTTGATGCGCCATCAAAATCAGTTTTGATATTCCCTATAACATCTCTTTTAAATTTATTTGTTACTATTGCCATTTTTATTCTTTCTATTCTTTATGCGAGTGTCGCACCTTGATTTGAAGTGACGACCCAACCGAGTGTTGTAGTGTAAAGTAATATAACACTATCACCTACATCACTAAAAGCAACAGTTGTATTACTACCTGCTAGTGTTGTTGGAGTTAATGTTGCAGTACCGCCATCTACAACCATTGTAATAATTTTAATTTGACCTGAAGTTCCGTTTGCTAGAGTTAATGCGTTCGTTCCTGTTGACGATACTTCAGTAACTGTATGTGTAAGGTTTACTGCTCCCGCACCACTTAAAGATTGAACTGAAACTTTTAAACCCCCAGCGATTGTTTTATTAGAAATCGTTTCAGAACCAGCAAGTGTTGCGAAAGAACCATCAGATAATGCAGTATTAAATTCAGCAGTTGTTCCTGATAATGTATTATCTGTTAAATCAATAGTTTTGTTTGTTAATGTTTGAGCATGAGCATTAAATGTAAACTCATCGTTACCTGTAAGTAAAGGTAATGTAACATTCCTATCTGCTACAAGTTCTGATGCTACAAAAACATATTTATGGTTTGAACTTGTATCGTTTATTTTTGGTGTTGTCAATATTGGACTTGTAAGTGTTTTATTAGTAAGTGTTTGAGTTGTACTATCAAGAATAACTGTACCTGTAGCATTAGGGAGAGTAATCGTTCTATCTGCAGTTGGATTCACTACAGTAAGTATTGTCTCATGAGCATCTGAATCACCCTCAAACTCTAAACCATCTGAAGTAAACGCGACCTTAGTTTGTAAAGTATCTCCACCTAATATAGCATAGAGTTCAGTAAAGTTCTCATTAATCTTTTGCGCACCCGCACGAAGTGTATCGCCTGTGCCGTCGTTCGCAGAACTTCCTTTATTTAATGTTTGTTTTGCCATTTATAATATTCCTAATTCTTTATTCTATTTATATACTTTTTTAACCCGTATTTTCAATTATTCGTGTCTATCTTGGTCTAATGTTTCGAAAGCAAAGTCGTTTGTAAAGTCGATACTAGTATCATCAAAGGTTGGTGATGTTGCGAGTTGTGCTTCACGCATATTGCTATATTGGTTATTCATCTGTTCAAGAGTAATACCACTTGTTCTGTCGAATATCATACTAGTAATTTCTGGTCGTATTCTACTTGTACTTGTTGACCCATCCGCTGCAGTATCCGTTACAATAGAAGTATGGTCTATAAATGCAGCGGTAGCGAATGATGCTTCACTATGAACAGCAAATGGTGGTGGAGGGAGTATTTCTACTTCTGGAGCGAGTATAGTATCTGTTACTGTACTTACTATCTGAATTTGAGAACCTAAAAACGTTCCAGCAGGATGAACAAAGAGTTTATATGCATCTTTCCATTTATCTTGAGTAAGTTCTGACTTAATCAGTATAGCATGTTTTTGATACAACTTATTATCTGTAATAAACTTTTGACTTCCTGTTCCAATAACATCCCCCACATTAAATATGTTTTTCTTAGTGTATATAACTTCAGGGTCTATACCAAAAAATGTTCTAAAGAATTGTTGTATAGAATACTTTGTACCCTTTGACCTAAACAATACATTAGAGTATTTTGATGCTGCACGTTTGTCTTGGAAACCTTCAAAGAAAGACTGACCCAATAACAACTCATCTTCAATAAAAGAAAGAAGGGATAAATCAGTTTGAGATATATCCCTACTAATAAATAATTCATTAACAAGTTTAGAGGGAGAGGAATCAGTGTCCTCGAAGTGATAATATTGATCAAGTAAAGTAATTAACTTAGGATACTCTTCACGAAAAAACTCTGGAAGAATTTCCTTGACCTGATATTTAGGAAAAGAAAGTTCTCTTCGATTATAATCTACAAGTGTTATGTCAGAGTTTGATGACATTAGGTATTAACCCCTTCGGCAACATCTACTATTTTAGTAAAAGTCTTATCTGCATCTAGAACTATTACATCTTGTCTTAAAGGGGATATAGCACTTTGGTTTGCAGGAACTGCACTTAATTTTATAAAAGAATTACCAGTTAAAAAAGCATCAACCTGAAGACCAACTAATCTAACTGTGTCTCCTGTATATTCTCCAATATTATCAATAATTACTGTACCAGAATTAGTATTAAATATTTCAAGAATATTTGATTTTAATCTGTTTCGTATTATACAAGTTGAATTTTTAAAGGTAAATGCTTCAGAAGTTATCCTATAAAATTCATCGTCTGTTGATGCTATAGGAGCAGCATATCTAAGTGTATGATTTTGTTTTGCGGTAAGAGTGGGAGTAAACCTTCTTTGCATTTTTATTTCTTGTCTTGATGATAATACTGCGGCACTTGTAGCATCTATCAAAGATAATAGGTTTGACCTTCTAAATGATTGACCAAATCTACCAGTATTATCAGTAAAGTAATTGTCTATGACTGTATTAACATTCCCTTCTATTGTGTTTCTTGAAAGGGTTGTGAGGTTATCATTAAACTGGAAAAAAGTTGTAACTTCAATAAAAGTCTTTATGGGGTCTTCGAACTTAACGTCAAAAGAAGCAACAGATAATTGGTCTGCTAAAACTAGGATATCTTCTTTAACTGATGCTTGAGTTGGAAGAAGAACATCATCGTTAAATAGTATTGATATGAAAACAACACCAAAGTCTGGTTCAAGAGCATCTTCTCCACCAAAGGATTGTATATCACTAATGAATGTTGAGAAGTTTTTAAGTACAAGAGAAGAATAGTCACTCGCAGTTACCATTCTGTTCTGTGACGCATATTGGAATGGAGCATTCTTTCGAATACTCTCTATAGTTTCTTTTTCACCTCCACCTACTGCTTTAGAATCAGTGGTTACGTTTAATGTATATCCAGTACCATCAATAAATATTTGTTGCGCTGCAGTAAATGTTTTTGCGGTATTCGCTGCAGTACCTGATGTAGAAATATAATCAATTTCTATTTTTGCTCCAACATTAGGTGCTTTACCAAGTGTTGAACCATTACCAAAAGATAAATCAAAGTTTCCGTTAGGTGCTTCACGTAATATGAAAAGAGTTGAGTTTTCATTTATTGTACGCGCATTTATTAAATTAGAATATGTTACGAATGTAGATGAAGTTGCTGAATCATAAACTCTTACTATCACGGTTGATGTATCTATGTTCTTATCTGGTATAACATATATTGGATTGTCTGTTGCTTTTAAAGCAATAAAATTCTTAGTACGTTGAATACCTTCTATAATCTTTATTTTATCTTCTCCGCCAATGTCAGTAAAATTATAACTTCCATTTGAGTTTATAGCAGATATATCTTCTCTTGTTTGAAACACATAATTAATATCATCTACTGTAGTATTAAATTTAAAGTTTTCGTTTATTTGTATTGTTGCTGGACCACCACCTCCGCTTATTGTGAGAGACATTTTTATAGTTGCTTGCGGAGCAGTTTTTGAGTCAGCAACATAACCAATACCTTCTGCTAAAGATAACACTGAACTTCTAAGTTGCGCAGTACTTAGGAATGATTCATTCAAAGCAAAGTTTGCGGTAAGACCATTGTAATGTGTGTTGTAGGCAAGTACGTCAAGAATACTTGATAACCCAGACGCATCAAAATCAAAGTCTCCAAACTCTCCAGAGTTTCTGAGGGAATCCTTTAAATTTTGCTTTATACTATTAATATCTAAAGAAGTTGAACTTATTGTAGTTGCCATTTTATCTTAACCTTACGAGATTTGTAGTTAATTGAACCAATTCTGATGTATTCCTTATTCTAAAAATTATTGTAACGTCAACAGAGTTTTTATAATCGTCTGTTGTTGTCGTAATAATTTTAATAACCTTTGCTCTTGGTTCATTTCTTTGTATTGTAGAAGTTATTTGGTCAGTCAATATGAAGTTTTCTCCATAATCTGCTAATTCAAATAAAGCACTCCTTATATTACCGCCAAAGTTTGGTCTGAAAGGTTTTTCCAATCGGTTAGTCATAATGAGATTTTTAACTGCTTGTTTAACTGCCGCAGCATCATTCTTTTTATATATGTCACCACTCGTAGGTTTTACTGCAAGTGTCAAGTCTATATCGACATACCTGCGAGTTCGACTAATCTCTACTGAGTTAGTTCCTAAGTTTATATCTTCTTGTGCGAATGCTCTTCTTGTCATACTGTTATTTATATGTTTTTGTTACTATTATTTTAAAAAATATTATTCTATTTTGCTTTACTTGGAGCAACAGGTTTTATTATATTCTTGTCAGTAAATTCAACTAATGCTCCCTTCTGTTGAATTGCTCCATTAAACATAGTTAATAATGAATCGTCATTAAAGGTTTCGTTTTGTCCTTGACTTTTATATGTCACGTTATAGTTTGTAGGAACGTTTGGCATTAATAATCCAATTTGAGATGTTAAACTTCCATCTGGATTATACTCATCATAATCTAATATTAACTCGTCAAATTCTAAATATTGAGACCAAAACTTAGCAACATCATAAGTTCTTTCTAAATCTATTGTTCCATTATCACCAATGACTTGATAATAGACTAGATTGCCTAGTGCTTTTTGTTTCATAGTTTCATTTGATAGGTCTGGTATATTACGGTCATAAAGACCTTCACTTACAATAAGTCTAATATCATTAAATCTATCTGTATTTCCATTTATAAGTGTAATCGCTCTTGCGTGCAAAGTTAAGTTTCTTGCTATCTGAACTCTTGCTTGTTCGTTCGCGATATTATAAAAACTCATTTTATCTCCATAAGCACCAAGAAACTTTGCTAGAGTAACACCCTTAGCAAGTTTAGTCCTAGAACTTATAGGTGATAAAATATTTGGGTCATATATAAAGTCTGGAATCAATTGTGGCATTCTAAAATCTCTTTCCTCTATTATCTAATGAATTACCGATAGGTGTATATCCATATCTACCTTCTTTATTGGTAACTGCTGATGTTATCCTACCTGTCATTGAAGGAGGAGTCATATTAAGGTAATTTTTATTTAATTTACCTTCAACAATAAGTTTCGCGCCAAGAGTAGTTTTAAGTCGAGAATCATCATTTCTAAATGCTGACCTTATTTCTTGTGTTGTAGGTTGTGTCTTAAATACTTCTTCATAGTGATCAAGACCTTTTATATCGGTTAACATATAGTCATTAGCATCAATCGCTACATGCTTCTCTCCTTTTGCGTATGCAAACTTAGTGAGTAATAATTTATTCTTTTGATTATTATTAGTTGCAGTATCTGCCAATTCATAATTGTTCGTAAAGATATTATCAACATCAATTGATTCTACGGTATTATAATCTGATGCTCCCATTCCACTTTCTGCTTCTTGACCAAAGTTTGCCATTAAATCTTTTATTGCAAGAACACCAGAAATCGCACTCGCAGCACTAATGAACGTTGCTGCTGCAGCACTTGTTCCGACTGCACCTAGTGAAGTAGATGCTGCGAGCGCAAGAACAGAACTGTTTGCTTTACTTGCATGTAATGACTTATCCGCACAACCTTTAAAGGTTCCGTGAAATATAGCAGTTTGTATTCCTGTTGGGTTTTGAGAACTATCATTCGCGGTTGATGTTTCTCTTGCTCCAGAATAGGTTTTTCCAGTATACCTAATTTCTTGACCACCTATCTGACCTTCAGTACCCCTTATGTATAATCCCTTAGAACCCATAATGTGAGTATTAAGAGATACAATATTTAAAGATTCAGTTGCAGTAACAAGCATATCAGTTCCGCAAGAAAGGTCATATTTACCCTGAACCGCATCTGTCCTATTACCTTTTACAACATAATGGTCATCTCCTAGTAAGAATTTTGTATTTGTTTTTACAACTCTTTCGGTCTTTGTTCCTAAAAACTTTTCACTAGTATTTCCTGCTACCTCTATAACGTTATGAAGTTTAGTTTTTTGTGTATTATTACCTGCTACTTTTACATTATAGTCACCACCAACTTCTACGTTATAGTCGCCACTTACTTTAAGATTAAGATTTCCGTTGTATACAAGATTACCATGACCTTCAATAATTACGGTTTGGTCTCCTCCTGTCACCTCAACCTTATTATTCAATGCAGATATTACAACCGTACCATCTGCGCGTAACTCTACACCAGAACCTTTACGATGTTTAATAAGGACTCTTTCGCCACCCGGAGTGTCGTCCATCTCAATAACATGCCCACTTGGAGTTTCATCTACTTGATTAAAAGGATACTGAGAAGGTAATTGTTCTGGAATATTTAAAGGAACTCCTATATCTCCCCCACCCGTGTAGAGTTCGTTTATCTTAGTTCCGAGCGCTGCTTTGTTAACTGAAGAACCAAAATTATATTCTCTTCTCGGATAATCTCCTGAAGCATTCTGCATTCCATCTGCAGGAACTCCTTGAGAAAGTTCTTGCCCTAACTCACCTTCTGAAATTCTTCTATAAAAGTTGTCTGTTTTAGTTGTCATTACATTTATTCCTTATCACTACTTATCATTACCTAATCTCCAGGATACATATCCTTCACTCCTTAAAAAGTCGCCAAGAGGTCTATTACTATGAGCACTAACACCACTGTTACCGCACTCTTCAGTTGCCATATCAAGATGAACAAAATTAGTGTATAAGTGTATACCTTTAAATTTTAATTCTCTTGCTTTTTGAACTAAGAGATATAACTTTTCATGTGCTCTTTCATCATGATAAAATTTTGTTATACTCTTTTTGTTTCTTGTAGCATGTGCTAAAGGGTCTATTTTTTCAAATGCCATTATTTGGAAATCAACCGCAACACCATCTATATGGTTACTGTTGGGAACACCTCCTACAGCAATATTTTGTGCTTCAGTTCTGAACCCACTTGTTACTCTCAAATCAGAACCTATGAAGTTTGCTATTTGAAGTAATTTGCCAGGAATGCCTTTCCCTAATCCCCTAAATTCTGATGGGTCTACATTTCTTCCATTACTACTTTGATATACATACTCAACTACAAACTCTCCGTTAGAAGGTCGTTCAATAGTTGGCAAAGGAACAGGAAGACCTTGTGCTAATCTGGATAAACTACGTTGACGCGCAGCAAACCTACCAGAAGGAGTTTGTCTACTCGCAAAATCTAGTTCATTTTGACTATCGTCTGGAAATTCTGCGATAATATCTGTTCCGTCTTCAAGTGTTGCAGTTTGAGATATTAGCAGACCTTCTATAACACCTTCTTCCCAATCATCTAGTTTTTGGTCTTCAACTTGTTTTCTGTTAACTTTACCGAATAAGGAATATATGTATTCACTTACATCAAAGAATGGGTCAAGAAATTCTTGTTCATCTAGTGGTTCTTCTTCTCCGTCAGTGTCAGTAGAAAATAAAGATTTTAGTTCGTTATGACCATAAACTTCTCCTCCAGGAAGATGATTATAAAACGTTTTAAGGAATAGTTCTAATGTATCATACTGAGCACGTGTAAATGATGCGCTTGAATTGGTAAAATTAAGACTTTCTGTACTTGCTCTGTTAATACCACCTACCATAACAAGACCTATTGAAGTCTTATTAAAGTTGTAAGGTGCATGATCACCTTCTTGTTCAACGCTTCTTCCTCTTTGTAATCTGCCATCACGCCTTATTACATAATGATAACCGATTTCTCCTAATTCTTCTTGTCCTAACTCAGCAGCGAAATCTTCTATTTCTTCTGCACCTATATTTTTGTTTGTAAACGTTTCGGTTGCATGAATAATTGTGGAGTCTACATTTCTTCCACTTCTCATAACTCTTTCAAAAAACTCTTTTTCTAATTCTTCTACTGAACCTATGTATGAATACTTATCTATCTGTTTAAATTCAGCAACAGGAGGTTGAACCGCAACTTCTGATATAATACTCTCAAGTTGGTTCGTGAAGAAATCATTCTCACTAACTTCTTTTAGTTTATTTCTAAATGCGTCTTGAACTTCTTTTATCTGTGCTGCTGTAGCACCACTTTTTTTACCTGCCTCTTCAATTCTCTTTAGAACTTCTTCTGCGTCTATACCATCTTCAGTAAAACTTCCTGCCCCTGTAAGAGGTTCAAATTTATTTAATAGAGTTGTCACATTTCCATCAAGGATAGTCATATTAGCAACAGCATTTACTCTTTTTGTGCCACCCTGAACTAACCTATTAACTATATTTGCAGTTTGAATATCTGGTATATTAAATGAAGTTAATCTTTTAACTTCTGCAGTAAGAACTCCTGTCGCTGCTTCTGCCAAATCACTAATAATACCACCAAGTGAAAACCTTTGTCTCATCCCAGCACCTAAATTGGTTGTATTGATCACGTTTCCAGAAATATCTTTAATTACTGTTGATGGGTTTAGTGTTGCTATTTGTTGAGCAGTTAATTGTTGCCCATTAAGACCAAACGCAATTTGATTTCCAGAAATATCTTGAATTACTGTTGATGGGTTTAAGTCTTGAATAGCACGACTAGTTCCTGCTGCAGTTGCAGAAGAAATACTATTCGCAGCATTTCCTGCCTCGTCTGATAAACTCTGACTTAAACCATTTATACCGTTATCAACTTCACCTAACGTGTCTTTAACGACTTCGTTAAATGAGGTTGTAACATCTTCAATAGCACCATTAATATGTTCCATAGCACCATCGTATGCACCTTTAATATCATCTATAACACCTTGAATACCTGTGTCCCGTAAAATATTATCTTTGAGAGTAGTAAGTTTGTCTGTAAGACCTTGAAGAGGTGATATCTGAGGTAATAATGTACCTGCCGCACCTATAACACCAACCACTTTTAAAAGAGTTCCGAGGAAACCTCCTGAAGGTGCGCCCAAAACATCTGGAAGATTATCTAAAAATGTTTTCCATGATTCATTTCTTTCATTAACATCTTTAATAACTTTGAGTCTTGTTAGTTCGATTGCTTGAGGTGCACCAGAACAATATGCTACCACGTTTTGTCCTGAACCATTACCCTCTAAACCAAAATCACCTTCTAGTTTACAAACTCCTACATCATATCTTGATGCTTCATTACCAATAGATTTTACAAAACCTCCAAAAGTTTCACCGTCTGTTCCGTCTCCGATTATTGATGAACCTTGAACCAATGCAGTTTCTATATTAGTTCGTACTTCTGCAGCATTACCTTGTAGGTTTGAAAGCACGTTTGTTGACACAGTAACTTCACAATCAAAATCTTGTAATGGTGTTCCTTCAAGCGATTCAGCAGTTAAATTAACAGTTTTAGGTATAGATTGCGATAAGTCAGAAAAAGATTTTCTTCTTGTTTCTGCAGCAAGTTGATTTACTTTATCAAGATTTCTTAAACCCATTATTTTCTCCTACTGAATATCAGAATAACTACCTATTGACTCAAGGTCACGTAGTTGTTTCAGGGACATTTTCAAATAGTATTTAGCGAATATTTTAAAGGAACCATTTTTTCCTCCAAATTTTTCAGACCTCAATAATCTAATATTAGCAGACCTTTGTGTACTGTTTAATTCGTGTGCAATAAATTCAACTTGTTTAGTAAAAGATTTAGGACTATTAGTAAACTCTTTTAATTGTCTTAGTCTTGTACCTCTCCAACCCGCGATACCATATGGACCAGACTCTAAATCTCCTCCTGATAACATACCTGTTTGAGATAAATTTTCTGTAATTCCTATTGCTTGATTGTAACTATATCCTATATTTAAAAAGAATTGTAAAGTATATTGTATTCTAAAATCTTTAACTTCGCCTGAAACGAGTGTTTTCTGATTACCATCATCTACATTAGCAGAGGTTACTATTAATGAATTATCATCAACAATTATTTGTTTTGTATCTAATTGTATCTGAGAAGGTCTTTCCATTTTAGGTAATGAACCTAGTACGATAGGTGTCTGTGAGTTTTTACCGTCCATAAACATACCAAACACTAATGCGCTTGGTAATATGCGAGGTATCTTACCAATACCTGAAACCCCACCTTCGGTAGTTGGAAGAACGCATTGCGCCCATGGTAAATGGTCTTCAGGAATATCTTGTGTATTCTCGCTGTGTAATCCGTGTATGCGTATCTTTACTCTTCCTTCATATCCTGCTTCAGGAACTGAATTAACGACAGTCGCAATAAACCATCTTGTACTATCACCATAGTATTCTGATAAAATAGGTCTCATCATAATTTTGACTCCAACTTGCGGAGATTTAATGTCACGTTATGTAAATTCGCAGCGAAATGATGCTTTACATCATATATAAGATGATTACCAGAATATCTTGAATCTGATAATTCTTCTCTTTTTTCAGCGCGAACGTTATCTCCTCTTATATCTATGCTAATAATTTGACCCACACCTCCGCGACCTACAATAAATCCTGAACCTTCTATTACAATAGTTAATGGATTTTTGTTAAGGAATGCCTTTATTGACTTTGATTCGATTTTTGTTTTAAATTTACTTTCAACTCTTTCATCATGATAACTATTAAGATTACCATAGG